TCTTTTTCAGGCTTTGATGCGGTAACTTCAACACCAACGGATAAGCCGTCCATAAGTTGTTCCTGGGCTAGCAAAATTGCATCTGCGCCCCGTGATGAGGCACTTACTTTAAAACTGGCATATAAACCGTCTTTAGCTGAGGTAATACTCTGCATACGGCCAACTGGCTTAGAATTATCGTGCGACATTAAAAGCTTTATTTTACTTGGCTCAGGTGCGCTAATTGAACCCTCAGCAAAAACTACTTTGCCAGCGCTTGTATAACCAATTTCATTATACGGTGCAATTTTGCCTGAGATAGTGCGGCGTTCGCCGCTATCTACAGCTTCAATATTGCCACTAAAGGTTAATATCACGGACTGCGTTCCCTTCATTAAGGCCACTAGGGCTAAGTTGCTCCATACTTTGCGCTTGCTCTAAATCTATTAAACCAAGATTTAGCATTTTTTCTATTGCATCTAAACGTGCAGCTGTATCGGCACGTAAGAAAGTTTCATCTAGTGCAAAGCGCACTACGTTACCGTGCGCCGTAATATCATCCATAGATAAACGGTTTTCAATAGCGCTAATAAACGGTTGCAAAGAATAAGCCACAAACTCTTTGCGCCCGTCCAAAATATTTTGATACGTCATTGAGTTATTCATATCTGCACTTATGTAATATGCAGGTACGTTCATTAAACGGCTAATTTCAGTTGCTAAATATTGGCTGCTCTCGTTATAGGTCATATCTTTAGGGCTAAAGCCAATATTTTGCACGTCTAAAGTGCTAGTGAGGTAGGCCGTTGACCTGCTAGCTCTAGCGGCTTTCCAAGATGCCAAAATGCCGCTTACTTGTGCCTCAGGTAAATCTGCACCGCTATTTTTAATAACTGTTGTAGCCATTGGTGTAGCAGCTGCAACACTTGCGGCTTTTTGAATATCTAAAGCGCTTTGTATTGTACGTGCGCCAGTTTCTAATACACCAGGTAACAAAGATTGAAAAGTAACAAGGCTACCAATACCCGACATAGGGGCACGTACACCGTTAACGCTGTAGTATTGAACCTCATCGCCAGTTTGGTTAGTTGTAACTGTTACGCGAGTATTAGCTACCCACTCAAAGCCACTAGGGCGCCCGTCATCGGCGTACAAACTTGTAACGCGCCAATATGCAACGCCATAAAATAATAATGAATCAACTGTATAAGCAATAGTAACGCTACGTGGCTGGCGTATATCGGGTTGGTCTAACCATAAAGGCGATTCTAATTTTACGCCTGTAGATTTTTTGTATAACTCTAAATCTATACTAGAGATTACGCCTGCAATTAAATTACGGCACCGTGCAACAGCTGGTACTTGTAACGCTGTAAATCTATCCATAAACGGCGCGCCGGTGCCTGAACCATAAAGCCCACCAAAACTATAAACGCCTGCACCATAACCTTGCGACATAATGGCAGGGGCTAGCTGCGCGGTAACATCTTTTTTAGATATGCCTAGAGTTTGCAGTAATCCCATACCCTAATAATGTCCTAAATTGTAGTTTTGTGTTGTTAAAAGCCTTTCGGCGTGTCTAAACATAAACTTTAGCCTCAGATATTGGCTGCGCCAAAATATGTACAACCATAGCTAGGCCTATAGGTATATCTACCGGGCCAGCTGATTTACGGCGCACAATACGCCAGGCATCCGGTGTAATTTTGGCCGCGCAGTTGGCCATTTGTTGAATAAGTAAATCTTGGCCGCTATGGCGTAGCCGGTCATTAACTAGGGCATCGTGAAAGTCTGAGCAAGCTGTATAAAAGCTTTGCCCTGATACATCGCGGGTTTGTACGCCGGCATTTTGCAAACGTTGAGCAATACTTTGCGTAGTGTACTTATCATAACAAACCAAACGTGGGTAATACAGGTCAGCCCATTTTTTAATACTTGCAGCTATTACTAGCTCATCTACGGCAACCTGTGAGCTGTAGGTTTCCAACACCGCTACGCCTATGCGCCCGTCCGGTAAAATCTGACCCATAACAAGGCTGGCATCGCGCCTAGACGGGCTAACATCAAAAGCAAAAATAGTAAGCGGCCCAGGGGCCATTTTTAGGTTGATGTCGCTAGCATCCTCAACGCTGCCGTGAGGCCAGGGGCTTTGCAAGCTATCTATCCATTGGCATAACGTCTCTGTCCTAAATTGCTCTGTGGTTTGTGTTGTTAGCGCTTCTTGAATTGAGGCTTCAGTTACAAGTATGCCTAAAGCTGGGTTAGCTTGCGCCCAAGCTTTTTTATCATCTAAAGCTGCAAACTGTGGGGCGCTGTACTCGTAATATCCTAAAGACTCGGGCGGGTGTGCAAGGCATCGCTCGCGTAGCTCGTTTAACGTTACGCTAAAAGCATCGCCGGCATTACTGGCCAGTAGGGTTTGGGCGTTTGGCCGTGCGCGCGTTACTGGCATAGCAGCTGCAAAGGCAACTTGGTCAACTTCGCGTAGTTCATCTATAAATAGAAAATCTGCCGTAGCGCCGCGGGCTGAGTCACGTGTAGCTGCTCTAACATCTAGGCGGGCACCTGATTTTAAAACTATAGCCTCATTACCGTTTGCATAGCGGATGCTCTTTAGCTCTTTTTTTAATATAGGTGCATCCTCTATAGCTTGTGCCACTTCTCTAAAAGTGGTTAACGCCATTGACCTAGCCGAGCTTATTACTACGTGGTTACGCTCGTTAAACAAGAATAAGCCTGCCAAGATACGCATACGCGCCAGGTGACTTTTGCCCTGTTGACGTGAGGTCAAAAGCAAGTTGGTCTTACGTATAAACATTTTATTTTTATCTATCGTCAACATATCCTGCATTACATAGCGCTGCCAGGGTAAAAGCGGCAGGCCAATATCCTCAGCTAGCTGTGCAACTTCATCGCCACGGCTGGGGCCTTTTAGCGGTTTGTTTTCTAGGCGTGGTCTTACCGCCCCTCGTAAGGGCTGGCTAGGTTTGGTTGCCATTAGTTAACATCCTGTTCGGGTTGTCCAGTACAAGGGCCTTGCTGGGTCATTACGGACGTTTTTGGGGATAAACAGTCAGAAAAGACAGGGGGGGTAGCCGCTCGTGCTAAAAAAACCCCCTCATTGAGCGCACCCTTGCGCAGGTTGCACGACTTACACAGGACACGAAGGTTATCTAAGCTGTGATCTCCACCTGCCTTGCGTGGGATGATGTGATCGATGTGCATCTCGCCCTCATCTGTGCCACACAACTGGCACACTCGACCATCGCGCTTGAAGATACGATCACGCTGCTCTCTATAGCGTCTGCTATTGAGCTTGTCTAATGCCATCCGTATGTTCTCCAATGCGCCCATGCTACACATGGCTCACCATAACGATGACCTATGTAGTCTAATCCCCATTGTATCTGTTCATAGCCATTAAGTGTGGATAAGTACTTACTCTTACCCTGTGGTATTCCATAGTGACTACCATTAACAGCTAATGGATTCCATGCACTCTCTTTACCATAGAGTATAGATAGACATTTATATTCTTTAATATTATTACCTAATGCATATAAAGCATATTCTTTATAGCTTATGTATTGCACTGGTTTAGAACCACCTGCTTCAGGCATGATGCACAGAGCTATCCCAATAGCTACTAGCACCCCGCGAGCTACGCCCCTCAGGGGCTCGCGGTGAGCCTTTGAGAGGCTCTGCTGTGTTAGCGTACCATCATTGTCAAGCATGTGTATAACCTCCGCGTGTCGTGAGCGTTAAGTGAACTTTAGCCCCTAGTTATCCACAGGCTGTGCATAAGTTGCATGCCTATGTGATGTGTATAAGCAGGTGGAATTGACTCTACTAATTCAGACCAGATCATCCAATCAATGCCCATAGCATCATTAGCCTCAGCCATTGTCTTAGCTGTATGTCCACCATTGGGAATCTCATCACGCATTGAACCATAGATACCTATTGGCTTACCCTGTTGCTTATGATGGCAATCTGTGCCCTTCAGAGGCACATTAGACTCAAATAGGCGATGTCTGCGTACCTTTAGACCGAAAGCACTGCCGCACACCTGTATAGGGCTTATAAGCGGTGATTGAGGCACATTCTCAATGATGTAAGGCTTACCACTAGCAATCAAAGCCTCACGCACCTCTGGGATCATGTCTATCTTGGTGGTTGTCTTGCCCTGTGCATTACGCAAGTGCTTAGTTGCTGAGTGTGTCTGGCATGGTGGGCTTGCAGCAATCACATCGAACTGTGACAGGAACTCCACATTGAGATAATCACGCACATCGCCCCTAATGTATGTGTGAGGATAACGCTTACCATGCTTAACATCTATGCCAGTTACCTCAAAGCCAGCTCGTGCATAGCCCTCACTAGCCCCACCTGCTCCACAGAATAGATCTAATAATTTCAATCTTTGCCCCAACCTTTGCCCTTAAAGTGAATTGGATTTGCAGCTATAACTTTGACCATAGGCTCATTACAGTAAGTGCATGGGATTATTGGTCTATCGTGCCATCCATGGGTGATCTCATTTTCGATAAGACATTGAGGACATCTATAGTCGTAGGCTGGCAAGTTAAACACTTCCTTATCATGTATGACCCACAGGCTTCACAGCGGTCTATATCCGCCTCTGTAGGCTCTTTGTCTATGTGACCATACTTTAGTACAAGTAGTGGCAAGAGATCCTCTAGACGGATGATGGCGGCATACTCACGCGCATCTTCACCTTGTCCGTTGAGTCTAATTACTCCAAAGCCCAATTCCCCCGAAAGAGCTGTGCGAGCTTTTAATTGACGAATGTATGCAAGAGGTTGAAATCCAGCGCGGGCTTTGACTTCAACATCGAACGGCACATTGACAATATCCTTGCCACTACCTCTTCCAACAGTAGCACCGCTCCACACAGTCGATAGGTACTGTGCGACTACGCGCTCTGTTCGGAAGCCTCTATGTTTTCTTGCTTGACTAGCCATGCGCCATGTAACCCATAGCAACGCCACCAATGAACAGCAGCAATACTAGAAAGACAAGCAACTTCTCTTGATCATCCATTTACTGCCTTGCACTTTCTGCACTGCCATGCCCCTACTACTGGCTGATCATCCTTGAAGTGGATCTCAGCTACGATGTCATGAGCCTGTGTTGGCTCATTACACAGCTGACAATTGATTGTGTCAAAGAGTGGGACATCCTCGATGTTTGTCCACTCGCCTGTTGTCTCGTTATAGAACTCTACAAAGCCCATGTTATGCCCACACTTTCTGAGGTTGCCACTTACCATCTTTTTGGGTGTACCATACAGGCGGACAGTCAGACTTGACTCCACCTGCATTCATGTGAGCGCATTGATATCCGCCCCATGCCTTGCCATTCTTCTCACCCTCACGCCAACGCATGTGACCATGCTTGCATGATGGAGCTTCAACTGCTTCACCTGTCCCGATGATTGATGCAACATTCTCCATAGCCTTTTCAAGGGTTACAGGTGCATCCACTACTTTGTTGTACTGACCAACAGGCGTAGTCCAGTAATCCTGATCCTCTGCCTTGACTTCTTGAACAGGCGGCTTTGCTACTTTTGTAGCAACGACCTTGCTCATCTCCTCTCGGCTTGGTCTTTTTCCTTTAGGAGCATAACCTGCATTTGCAAGTGCTCTGCCGATTGCCGAAGTCTCACAATTCTCAAGTGCTGAAGTTTGATTAACGCCTCGGCTAGTAACTGTCTCCTCCGCGTACCCTGTTGCCCATGCAACGCTATCGCTAGCATCCTTAAATAGGTACGCCTTAACAATGTATCGAGTAGCCTCGACCACTTCCAACTCAGTAGATATGCGGAACGACGGATGGTCTTTAATAAACTTTTCAAGTCTCACCTCGACTGGCTCGTAATCGGCTAAATTAAACATAGAGATCATTTTCCTCGGTTGCTAGTTGTCCTGCGAGTGCGCCATAGCTGCATAGGTCGACCCAGTTGTCGATGTGCTGTGCGGATTGATTAGTCCTTGCAAGTTTAACAAGCACCATGATCCCTGCGACTTGATAGTCATGTATCGGTGTTTGTAGGTATGCTGAGAGGAGCATCGCGGTGTGTTGCAGGTTATCCGCAGGGTGACCATATGATAGACCACGCTCGCGGATCGTGTCTGTGGCTGTGAGTAGGATCTCATTAGCGCGCATCTGTTGTCACTCGCTGAAATGTCTTGCCTACGACCAAGCCCTCACGCTTGCCCTCGTTAAAGCCTTTTGCCCAGCCTACTAAGTACCATAATGCGTTAGCTGCTAAAAGCAACACAATGATTGGCATTTCAAAGCTCATTGTTTTTCCTATCCGTATCCAGTGCCCTCGACTGGCTTACAGACTTAGTGTGACATAACTGTCAGACGAATCAAGTACATTTAGATAACGAAACGATAACGATTATCGAGCGCGTCCGTAAGACTTTCCAGCAACGATGAATGTGCCATCCTTTTCGATGTGGATTAGATCCACCTGAACCTTAGACTTATTGACATAGATAATGGCAAAGGCTTGCTGCCAATTGGCTACACCTTTAGTGTAAGCAGCTTGCTTGAAGTCCATCAAATTGCCCACCTCAACACCATGCAGGACACGCCCTATACGCCCCCCAGAGGCCTCTGAGAAGGCCGAACGCCCTGCTCTGTGGGTGTGACCACTAATCACATTCTTTCCATGCCTACGAGCCGCTTCTAGGGCGGATAAGCCCCCCTGTGGTTTGATTGGTGTGTGGTCTCCATGGACTGCAATCCAGTTAGGTGCAATAGGCATAGGGTTCTTATGGAATGTAATGCCTAACTCATCGAACTTCATGAACTTCTCAAAGCGAAGCTCTGGCAAAGCACCGAACGCTGGGACTTTAGCCATGATGATGTTATACAAACGATCTGTGTGATTGCTACGGATGCAATCGCTCACGCCTAACTCCCAGAGCAGCTGAACAGCCTCGTTACGATCATCATCTAGGGTCTGAGCATAAGAGCCCATGCGTCCTTCTTCCCATTTACTTATCTGGGGTAGGTCGATCTCATCGCCAATGGTGACTACTTGATCTGGCTTAAACTTCTGGATAAAGGATGCAAGGTTACGAGTGGCAACCCTGTCATGGTAAGGCACTTGTAAATCGGATACGACTACGATGCGCTTAATCGTCATCCTCGTCATCCTCGTAATCGCCCAACTTCTCAGGCGGTACTGGGTCAGGCAAGATCCAATGAGGATAAGCCTGAGGCTCTGTGATCATGAACATCGCTACATCCTCAGCAAACCCAGCACGCTTCAATGAGCAGAAGTACTCATAAAGACCAATGCAGTAAGCATCGAGCTTTGAGTAGCCTTGTTCCTCTAATGCCTTAGTTGCTTTTCTTGCCATAGGATAATTGTTACCTATCTAACAGGACAATGATTGTCTCGACACGCGCTTCTAATCGATTGAGTCGGTCATTCATCGAGCTACCGCCGTTGGGCTTTAACTCTGCAAGGTAGTGCTTAACTAACCAGCGCACTGCCATAGCGAACGATCCAATTACTGTTGTCACCGCTGCAACGATGGCTGCGATGTCTTGCGGACTCATTACTTTTTAGGCGTGGCGTAACCAAATACACCTGATAGGACAGCCCAGAGGACTGCGCGATAATCAAGATCAAAGTTGCTAGATGCCCATGCAGCAAGGAAAGCACCGGCAGCAAGTACAGCAGGGTTTTTCATGTTTTTCATTATTCTCCACCTAACATAGATACTTGATAAAACTCACCCAATAAGTCAGCTTCTTTCTTAAAGCTAAAATGAGCGTGCTTTGTGTGTTTGTTCGCCCCTGTGTACTTTCTTGGTTTCCAATTGAGTATTCTGGAATAGATGTACCCATCGAAAATAATGTAACTAATGCGTGTTTCTGATTTATCTTTGCAGGCTCTCCGAAGCTGATCAACAAGGTCGCACATAATGTCTGGCTTTGATCCCTTGAATAGGTCACGATCGACATCAATGGCACGAACCCAACCCGACTCATCTGGATTATGATCAGACTTGCGATGAGCGTGTCGGGTATCACCGATCCAACCATCCGATGTGCGGTCACGATCTGGGAACGAGTCATCTATCTGCTCTCTTAATTGGATTGCAGCTTTAGAAAGTCTTGGCTTCATGGCAAAATTGCATCACTTGCTTCATTCAATGGACTTAGAAAGACATCTGCTACAGGATCGTATGTGTCACCGATAGCTGCAAACTTGCCTCTGATCTTTGCATTGTAAGAAGTCTTTACCCAAGTGCCACCGAGATTATCGATTAGCCATTGATAGCCTTCATCACCTGCTGGATCATTATTGTCTCCGACAGTTACGCGAAGCACTTTGTTATCTGCATCTAATTCTGCCCAATGACTCACGGTACATACCTCACTATTACTAATCCTGAACCGCCTGTGCCTGGTATTCCACCAGGGCCAGTACCGCCACCGCCTGAACCTGTGTTGGCTGTTCCACTTGTTGCAGTAAAGCTCTGAGTGTTACCTGCTCCACCGCCACCTGAACCACCTGCACCAGCTGTCGAGCCACCGCCATACATGCCACCGCCACCGCCACCAGCATAGAAACCGCTAACACCTGTGTTTGTTGCACTAGCCCAAGTTGAATAAGTGTTTGTACCAGCACCGCCTGCACCTGCTTGTATTGCAGAGGTTGCATTACCACCAGCACCGCCTGCACCGCCACCGCCACCTGATGCGTAAGGAGCAGCAAGAAATCCACCATTGCCACCGCCATTATTTCCTTGTCCTGCAGTTGCAGTACCACCGACAGATGTAACGGCATCGGTAGAACCGCCACCGCCACCTGAACCACCATTACCGCCAGAAGCTGTGCCTGAGTATTGAGATCCGTAACCGCCGCCATCGCAGCTAGTTAAACCTGTGAATGTAGTGCTTGAACCTTGAGAACCATTGTCATTCGTTGCAGTACCACGCGGAGCACCACCTGCACCAATAACAACAGTCTTAGCAGATCCACTGGTAAATGATTGCGCTGCAGAATAAAGCAGACCACCTGCACCTGATCCACCAGATGATGCACCACCACCGCCGCCAATTCTTAAGACATCACAAGTGATGTTGGCTGTCGGTGTAAATGTTCCGTTGCTCGTAAAAGTATGGTAATAGTAACCACCTGAAAAGGTAATCGTGCCACCTGTTGCTTTTGCTGGTGGAACAGGTGTGCCTAATTGAGCAGCAATTACATTAGAAATCATTACGAAACTGCTCCAACAATGTACCAAGCATCTGTACCTGTCTTAATGCAAGCTGCTGACTTATACTGTGCGACTGTTGGCGATGCTGCTGTTGCTCCAGCAGATAGCACTGTAGTAGTGCCAGAAGTAACTGCTGAGATAGTACAAAGACCTGCACCAATGTTAAGCACTGTAATCACTGTGCCTACTGGGAACGCTACAGAGGCGTTAGTAGGGATCTTAAAAGCATTAGCCGAAGCGTTGCTCATGGTGACTAGCACCTGATACTGGTCTGTGCTTGCAGCTGTGTAAGTAGTGCCAGTCTGAGCGTTGAGTGTGAACGCAACAAGCCCATTAACACCTGCTGCTGAGAGGACATCTCCTGTGCTCCATGGAAATCCTGTTGCCATTTGTTACTCCTTAGTAAGATAGAACGCTAGTGCCTAGGATACCAAACAAACTAGATCCGACAATGAATCCGTCAATGATTGGCTCTGCTGTGCCGAACTTGACTTTCCATGAGTCTGGTCTGATTTGGTGGGTAATGTTAAAGACCTGAACAGTTTTGGTCAGGGTTGTTGAGTTAGGCTGTGAAGTCGTGATAGTAATTGGGTCAAAATAATCAAGATCTAGCCCTGCAATTGTTCCTGCTGTGTAGTTATCCTGCTGAAGGTCTAGGGTTAGCTCATCGACTCGGATGGCTGTCTCTTTACGACTAGCAATGAAAGCCTTGGCATAGTCCAGAGCTTCTGCATCTGTTTGCATGAGTAACCCAGATTGGTTATAGCTATGGGTGAAATACTTTTCAACCGATGGGGTATCTGTAACAGTCTGGACTGAGCCACCTTCGCGTGTGATGGTTGCCTTGTTATACACCTGAGAGTCATCTAAGACCCATTTAACATCAAAGTAACCAATGTCTGTGCCGTTATCATTAAAGACTGTGGGTGTGCCACCAATTGAAGCCGTGGTTAAAGCCCTATCCTGAAACACTACATTGCCGTCTGCGCTCATGTAGATCGCTCCGTACTCAGTCGTAGCAACAGTCTGCAATGCTCCTAATGCTGTTCGCTGTGTCGCTGGGTCTGCCTGAACTGTGGTCAATCCTGTATCAATGTCACGCATAGAGGAAGGCCAGCCGATTGTGTCAAGGATCTTAGTAACTCGTGTGCCTGTGGTCTGTCCTGCTGTGCCATCGATGACACCGAAAAATTGAGCGTTCTGGAGAAGTCTAAATCCATCTACAGCTGAGATTGTGGTATAGACCAAGTCACCTGTGAACTTAGGCGTGGTCGTATTGTAATTAGTTATATATCCAGCAAAGATCGGATAAGTGACACCTTCATAAGTTGCTGTAACTGCAATCTTACGCATAGGGCTT